CATAGTAGAGCCAGAATAAGTGGTATGGAACACAATGCCAATCTTAGAAGAATTAACACGTTGACCAAGGTCTGTATCCAACGGTATCGCATAGGTAATTGTATTAGGAGTAAATGTTACACATCGTTTTCCACCAACGTTAGTAACTGTTTTTGTATTCTCAGTGAATAAAAGATCGCCTTGTATTACACCATCTATATTTAACTGTGAAAGATATTTCAAACAGTCCTTAAGAATTTGATTGAGTCCACTGGTAGGATAGAAGTCATCGACATCTTCTGTCGAAAAACAAAGCTTTGGTTCAGTTTTTGCAAATACAGATTTGTTACCAACGAAAAACATTCCTGATACTGGTTCAATTCCACAAATTACAGCGGGAGCTCCATCCCATTTAGTAGTAATATTGACAGATTTATTCTTGTCTCCCTGAGTTAACATAGCACCCAGAGATTTTAAGAAAGCAATAGAAGACTTCCCCCCTGCAGATCCAAGATTGAGGATATCGTCTTCAAGGTGTTCTAGGTGTGTGTTCTTAGCCATGTCTGTATTATACTAGAAAAACTGGTGGGTGTCAAGCCCTACATCCTGGTGATATCACCAGCATCATGTAAGATCTCTTTAAATTCATCTGTCATTGTTGCAAAAAATTGAGGCATCGCAGTAAATGATCCTTTATATCGCAATTCAATTTTTAATATAGGAAGTTTTCCTTTTTTTAAAGTAAATTTTACTTTTGCTTTACCTGGTTTCAATGAATCATTATCAAGTTCCATGAGTGCTGGTTCCTTTGTCATCCGTGCAATCTCAACTATCACACTATGAATATCATAAACAGAAGCATTAGAGATAGTTGCAGTTTGATTGGTTGGGTTATAATCTCCAACACCTTCTATCAAATAAAAATCAAATTGATTTGATTTCCAAGTACTAAGTTCATCTAAAAGTTTAAGTTTCAATACTCTATTCAACAATCCATTAGCTAATTTATCTTTAACATCTTTCCTATTCATAATATCAAGGAACCCTTGAAATAAAGGATTTAATTTTGATGTAGTGCTACCCAACTTTTCGTTTACAAATTTTCTAAATTGATCTTTAACTTTTGGATTTAATACATCTCCAGTTAAATCTGCAAGATCAGATTCCGACTTTAAATTAATTAGAGCTTCTCTTTTTGGTTTACCATTTTTCATTCTAACAATTTTAGTGTCCCATAAAATTTCAGCGTCAGATAGTTTATCTGGATCTAAAGAACTTATTGATTTATTTGCCCTTGCATACAATGCAAGAGGATTACCTGGTTGAGCAGCTTCTTTTATTACTCCAGCAAAAAATTTCTTACGATGTTCATCCAATCCTTTTCTGACATCTACAAAATCATTTCCTTCAATAAATTTTGAGAAAGCATTATTAATCATTGTAGGACTTTCATTCTGCAACTTTCTTTTTTTCTTTAAAGAGATACCTGTATAATGTTTTCTTACACCAACATCATCCGATTTTAAAATTAAATCAGATGAATTATAATCAGCCATACCATAAGCATTAATTTTAAATTTTTCTACATCAGAATGCCATTTATTACCAGTTAGATAAACTGCTGTAGGTATTTTATTTCTTAGAGCTTTAGTTCTAGTTGCTAAAACAGCACCTATGACACCAGCTAAATCACTGTATATTTCTTTCTCTTTTTTAGGATCTTTATTATCTGTTAAATCTATTTCTTTAATTAATCCATTTCTTGTTTGATTGCCAGCACCATCTTTAATCTTGTTACTAGTCTTAAGAGTTTCTAGGGCAACAAAATATAAATCTTTAAATTTATTGATATCCGATTTTGCAGCATTTAAATCACTAGTAGAAACAAATGACAATCCTGCATATAATCCTTCCGATGGTTCAAAAGCCATTAAAAAAAGAGGGTTCCTACCCTCTATTTAGATTCATTTTCAGATTCAATTACATCTTCTTCAGTTTCTTCAACGATAGGATATACTTCATCGAAAGTACCATTTAATATATCGTAGAGTAATGCCCAGGAATTCATGGCATTCTTTTTCTATCTAGAACTTCAATAGTTTTAAACTGTCCTAGTGCTTTCTTCTCAAACCAACAGGCCTGTGCTTCTTCCCAACTATCAAACTTTAGTGCTTTACTATTATTAAAGACAACTTTGTATGTATGTCGGTCATAAGATCCATCAGACGTACATCTAAAATACCGTGGATCTGTAGGTTCAATTAATGCTGTCATTCAGGTCACCTTCCCCCTCTTTTGTTTTATTAAACCCGAATGGACCTGCTGATTTCTCTTCCAGTGCCAATTTAAGAGCAACACCACCAACAGCTTCCATAACTTTTAAGATGTCTTCTGTCTTGGCACCTTCACCAAGTTCTTTAGAAACATACCAATACTTAGGCCAGAATGTTTCACCTGCTCTTTGATAGTCGTCTAGTGTAAGTAATTTCATTTTCCTGATGTATCGTAGTTAAATTTGTCGTCGTCGGATTTTAGTTTACGTTGACGAATACCTTCATGAAGAGCAGCAATTGCTGCCTTAGTCTCAGGAGTTTCTTCCCACTCCCATTGCTGTTGATGCTTATTCTTAAATGATTTTTTACTCATCGTCCAAACCTTTGATCCATTTTCAGTTTGATAAAATACATTCCTAAAATCCAGACGGAGAAAAGAAATCCTTCTCCATAGGACATAGAATTCCAAGCGTATACTGCACCATCCATCAGACATCACCTTCCTGACGATTCTCAGATTTGTGAACATCAAACTCACCACCAGGATAACGTGCTTTGAGTTTATCCACGTTCATCTCAATCACTTCATCAAGAGAAACATTGAGACCCATACATGCTTGTGCAACGTACCACATGATGTCTCCAAGTTCACGTTTAAGATGGAACATGTTCTCTTCGTTTACTGGTTTACCTTGGAAGATAATCTTCTTTACAACTTCAGTAAACTCACCTGCCTCAGCAGACATTCCTACAGCAGCAGTTAGAAGTCGATGCGTTTCAAATCCTTCTCCACGAAGTTCTTGAATACGATACTCAAATGCATCAGCATCTTTACTAGATTGAGATGTGACGGCATTCACAAACTCAAGATATGCATCAGTGTTTACGGTCATACGGTAAAACCTTCAAAGTTACGAATTTTATTGTCCAAGGATTCCACCACATCAGAGTCTCTACCTGCATCAATGATGTTACCCTGGGCACTTGCCTCTACATTATACAACTTCATCTTCGATCTGTCAATACCAATGACAAATCTTTTGTTGACGTTTCCATCATTGTATCTATTCTTCAACTGCTTGACCATAATCTGATTCATCTCTTCCAATTCTTCTGTCGAGATAAGAGCAAACATAAAGTCAGCGGTAGCAGGAAGACCAAAAGATTCTGATGTATCTGTAATTTCTACATCGGAATTACCATAACCAGAACGAGTAGTTTGTGTTGCAGACACAATAGGAACATTATATTCCACAGCAAGACCCCTGATCTCTTCAGCAATAGATTTTACAAAAGTATATGAGTTAACAATGGCACCTTTGAGTCTACTAGAAGAACAAATATTAAGATAATCTATAAAAATAATATCAGGAGCAAAACTTTTCTTTAGACTTAGTTCGTTAAGTAATGCTTTAAAATGACCAACGTGAGCAGATGCAGTTGGATATTCTTTAATGATAAGTTTTCCTTGTGTCTTCTTTGAAATTTTCTCCACCTTACTTGTAAACATTTGTTTTGGTAGATCAACAAGATCTTTTATATTTACATTCAATAAATTTGAGTCTATTCTTTCAGCGATCTTTTCTTCCGCCATCTACATGGTAATGTACAAAACATTTTTACCCTGACTAAGAGCAGCAGAGGCAACATGACACATAAACAAAGACTTACCCACACCAGTGCCTGCAAGAGCAATGTTGAGAGTTTTGTTAGGAAGACCACCCTTTGTAATTTTGTTGAAGAAATCCAGATCGAATGGAATTTTGTCTTCTGACCTATGGTAGAAATCATATCGTTCTTCAACATCTTGAATGTAGTCATGACCGATATGATCATCAAATGATACTCCTAATGCTTGTTGCAAAATAGATGGAATAGCATCACGACTCTTAGTACTGTCTTGACCATCTGCGATCTTGACAGACTCAATTAGAGCAAGATACACTGCTCTTTCTTTACACCACTTCTCAGTAGTATCTAGTAACCATTGAGGATCAGTTTTTTCTATACAAAAACCGTCGATCATTCCAACAGATTCTCGATAGATCTCCTCAGATATATCTTTCCTCTTTTCAAGTTCAATCTTGAGCACAGTATTATTAGGAACACCGTCATACTCATTCATGTAATTAACAATCTCCTGAAAGATTATTTTTTCACTGATACTATCAAAATAAATGTCTTTTATGAATGGCAAAGTTTTTCGTAAATACTTTTCATCGTTGATAAGATGACAAAGAATTTTTGATTCAATCTTCATGGTCACTCAAAGCTACCGTAACTATACTCCCTTTGAGCAGCTTCGTCAAGGGCTTGCATAATTTCTGGTGTGAAATACTTTTCTGGATCAGCAAGAATAGATTTGGGATATACACTAGACTCCCCAATCTTATAACGGTTTCCTGATTTCTCAAAAACTCCATACTTTTCACCCAACTCAAGTAACCCATAATAACGATCTAATCCACGTTCATCATAGTAAAGACGTGTAGCAACCATAGAATTCTCTTTAGTGAATCTAGATTTAAATGCTTTACATTTGATTATGTTACCGACAACTTCAGTACCATCTTTCTCCTTTGATTTTGAAAGATAGATGATAGTAGATGCAGCATACTTGAGACCAGAACCACCACCCATTTCTTTCTGTGGCATATACGAACCAACAACATCATAAGTGTGATTAGTAATCACCAGAGGGATACCTGCTCGACCCAGTTTCAAAGATAGAATCCTGAAAATAGATTTGACTACTTGAGCCCGAGTCATATCACGAGTCTCCTTACCTGCAGAAGCGTCCTCAACCTCCTTAGTAGTTGAGAGCATACCAAGAGAGTCTAAAACAAACATCAGGGGCGGGCGGTCCTTCTTCTTGAGTTTGGTGTACTCATCCACAATCTTGATAGATTGAGTTCTGAACTCCTGAACTGTAGTAACTGGCACCAAACCTAAACGTTTAACATCAATACCACGATCAGAAAGCATTGTTTTTGTAATTGCAGATTCAGATTCAAAGTAGATTACCTGAGCATCTGGATTTTGCATCAAAAAGTATTTTACTATCGACAGAGCGAAGAAGGTTTTACCAGTTGATGATTCTCCTGCAAGTGCGGTAATTTTGTTTGATGGGAGACCACCGTAAATGCTGCCAGACACAAGAGCGTTGAAGATGTAAGCGCCAGTATCCACAAACGTGTCACAATCCCCAGCGGCGATGCCGTCTTCGGCAATAGATGCATACTCATTGTCCAACTCCGAAATAACTGATTTTAAAAATGACATAATAATTCCTATACAAAAAATGATTCGAGTGTACCTTTTCTTTCAACTTGCCAACCAATAGTTTCAACAACGTTTCTCAGAGGTTCCAAGAAACTTTTATTGAACTGTAGATCGTAGTCAATATATTTCTCCAGATTGAATTCTTTGGGCATTGTCTGAAGATAAGCAATAACATTTTCCCCAATTGGGTTTGGTTTTTTCAAATAACAAAATTTAATTTTCTCACCCTCTTGTATCACTGGATACTTATTACCCAGTTTTAATTTACTGATGTGATGATTATATAGTAATGCACCACGAACATGAATTGGAGTTCCTTTAGAATAAAGATTGGAACTAGATTTGTACTTAGATAATCCATTCAATCCTCGTGGAAATGAAATTTCGGCAATATCTCGTTTTTTAGTTTCTACCTTTACATCATTGATAAACTTAATCAATTCGTCATTTGACTTGTTAATAATAATTGTAAATGCTTTCTTAAGTTTATCTCGATAGAAAGCAGGCGTTGAAGATCTCGCCGTTTCAAGACCCATAATTTTCATCTTGGGTTCTTCATATCGAACACCTTCACTATCCCATACATTGAGAATGTAACGTTTCTTGGCAGTCCAGATACCACGATCAGCAATGTTCTCACGTTTCATTTGCATCTTTTGTTCAAATGCCGAAACATACGTCGCGAGTTCCTGATAAGAGGCATCGATGAATGGTTCCAATTTCTCTTGGCAGATCTTATCAAGTATGGAAACAATTGATGTTTTATTGTCAGACTTATTACTAAAAAATTTAGTAACAAGAGGTCCAAGATTAAGATAGATTGAATCAGTGTCAGATGCAATGACATAATCCACTTCCTCGGTTGAGAGTAGTTTATTTATGTACGCATTCATTTTATTCTCAATCCAACGAATAGAAACTTGACCAGACAAAGTGATTGCTTCTGCATTGGCAAGTTTAAAGTAACGGAAGTATTCATTACCGATAGCACCATAAGCAGAGTTCAAAGAGATCTTCTTTGCCATTTGCACATTATTACAACGTGCAATTTCTTTCTCTAATTCTTTTGTTGGTTTGTGTTCATATGCTTGTTTCGCAGCAAGCATTCTTTTCTTGAATACTACACGATCATTATACATCTGGGACATCAATTTGGGCAGAAATCCTTGGATGTCAGTTTGATACTGAGCACCATTAGCGCATACAGCATACTCACCGTCTATCTCGACCTGTTTCTCAAGGATCTTATCAACTGTAACTGTTGGATGTCTAGATTCCTGTAAAGTCTCGGGCGAGATATTGTACTGCATAATGAGATGAGGATACAAAGAGTTGAGATCAAAAGACACCACCCAATCATAACTTCCAGGAATCGGTTCCTTGACATAAGCACCAGCGTACGCAGAATCTTTATTGTGACTAGTTTTTTGAGGAACAACAATGTTGTCCTTCCTCAAGAAATTGAAAATGATATTGTCCCACGTTTTTACCTGAGAATAAACATCCTCATAGTTTTGACGTGCATCATATGCCATAGTCAAACACAACTCAATCAATCGCATCTTGTCTTCCATACGGTCAACAAGTTCCACATCATGAATGTTGTAATCAATAAACTTTTGCCAGTTACCTGTATAGAAATCTCTGAAGGTATCAAACTCCGAGTGATCTAGTTTTTGTTCACCGAGTTCAACCATAGCAATATGATCAAGTCGATAAGACTCTTGATTACTGTAAGTAAACTTTCTGTATAGATCAAGATAATCAAGACAAGAAACCCCTGCAAGATTATAAGCAAGATTCTTGCGACCTTGAATATAAATTTCTCTTTCCTGGACTAGATTCCATGGAGAAAGGGATTTTTTATACTTCTCTCCTAAGATGCGATCAATTCTACGAGCAAGATATGGGATATCATAAAGATATACATTCCAACCAGTAATAACATCAGGTGTATTCTGCACCCAATAGTCAAGAAACTTCAGTAAAAGATCTTTCTCATTGTTACAGTAAATATACTTTACATCTTTTCTAGTATTATCATAATCACGAACACCCCAAGTAATCAATTGTTTAGAGTTGAAATCTTTAACTGTAATGCAAAGAACTTCTTCAGCAACATCTTCAACATTAGGGAATCCGTTTTCTGCTTGAACCTCAATATCAAGAGACATGATATTCATTACAGACATATCAAACTTCATCTCTTCCTGTGGATTTTTGTCCGAGATATACTGATACAAAAATCTTTCGTACCCAAAGACATCAAAGTCTTGTACACCTTCATACCGTTTCATGAAGTCTCTTGCCTCACGAACAGATTCAAATTTAATTGGTTTTACATTTTTACCATCCAGCGTTTTATGTTTCGTTTCTTTATTAGCAGTGACGAACAATGTTGGGGAAAATGAATCACGATGAATTACACGTTCTCCATATTCATATCCACGATATAGGATAGTGTTTCCGACAAGTTGGACGTTAGTGTAAAACTTCATGAAGGCATCAGTTTGACAATATCAGCGTGTGGTTCTGATATAGTTAGAATTCTATTGGAAAAGATTAGTGCTTCTCTTTCTGAACTATATCGAGGCCACTCTACAAGAGTATCAGTTTCTTCGTTGATAAGATAACAGTTCTTAAGATAACAAGATGGTTCTTCTTCTAATTGTTCCACATCAGCAATGATATGAGTACCATCAACTAGTTGTATTACTTTAAGGTTCATAGACGTAGTGGGATATGCATCCATTATAAAAGACCCCACAACAAATGTCAAGGGGCCTTTCGATGGCATGCAGGAGGGTCAAAATTATTTAGTGTTTCTTCTTGAACGGTTCCCAGTGTTGCCAATCGTATTTGTGAACTGCCCACATACCAATAATAGGAACGAAGACTAGACACCATGCCATGAGTCCTAATCCATATGGATTATTTAATACTGTACCGCAGAATCTAGCAAACTGTAACATCATTGATCTGTAAGCACTGATGCAAAAAATATAACAAGTGCAAACATTATTGGAATTAGTATTAATACTAAATGAGATAAATCCATAATCGTGATTCCAATTTAAAAATTATTATTTTTAGTTTTCCAAAGTTCTAGAAAATATCTGTCTACCAGATATAAATCACCTTGAGGTGGTTGATCTTCAATCTGAGACCATTCATTACAGAGTGCTCTCATTTCTGGTGTTATACCATGAGGTAAAAACATTCTCCCAAAAGCAGACATAGCAAATGCAAATCGCATCCTAATGCGCTGTTCCATTTCCTGAGTAGGCGTCGGTTTCATAATAGTTATTTTCACCTCTTCTGTACCCGAAATATGCGGTGGCACATATAAATGGTAGTGATCCGAAAAGTAGGACATGGGCTAGAGTCATTGAATTTTATCCTCGTAGATTTTAATTAATTTAATTGCCTGTTTTCTATCAGATCCACAAGGTGCATTCTTCAAACATCGAAGAATTAGTTCATCATCACTGATAGTGGGTTTGATAGTAAACCCCCACTTATCAACTTTACCTTCTGTAGGTGCTTCAACGTAATCAAATTCGGAAGGCATTACCTGGTGATAGCGATTGGAAAATTTTAGAACATGCATTGACAGCATGGGTATCTCCATATACTCCAGAGAAGATATATGAGATACCTAACTTACTACAATACTTTTGAAGTTCCTGACATTTTGAAATATCACTGGTGCTATGATCAATGATAATATCACCCTCTTCGAGTAATGGTAACAACTCATCAAGTGTGTCTTCTGCTTTTTGCTCTGGACATGTCATCTGAAAAATACCAGGAATCCTACCAGCACTAGTGAACTTCTTACCATCAGATTTAACTGCTTGGACAAGATACTCTATCGAGGTTACACATCCACTAATATATCCTGCTTCATATTGCCCACAGGCATTCTCGTAGTTAGTACTACTATAACCCCAAACTTCAATTCCCTTTTCAATCATACGGCGGGCCATACCTTCACCAGTACGACCCAAACCAATCATTCCAACTTTCATTTTAGTCTTCCTTTATTTTTTACAGACCATGTTATCTCCATGGCAATAACCATTAGTGTGATGAAACCAAAAACGAATAGTCCACTCATACTTCTAACTTTGCCGCATCCCAATCTTTTTGAAATCTATCCAAACCATCTTCAGTAAGAATATGATTATACATCTCCCAGAAAATTTTAGGAGGCATTGTTACGACTTCGGCACCATTATACCAAGATCGTACAGCGCGTTGTACACTACGAATAGAAGCAGAAAGTACTTTAGTTTTTACACCGTACCTACAATATAGTTCACTGATAGAACGAATAACTTCCAATCCAGCGATAGATTGATCATCAAGTCGTCCTACAAAAGGAGACACATAAGTAGCACCTGACTTTGCAGCAAGAACTGACTGAGCAGCACTAAAGACAAGAGTCACATTTGTCTTGATACCTTCTCGATTCAACACTCTACATGCCTTTAGTCCTTCAACTGTGCATGGAAGTTTAATCGTAATGGCAGGACCAATGTTAATATACTGTTGTGCCTGGTCAATCATTTCTTCAGCGGTGTCAGCAACAACCTCTGTAGAAATACTTTCAAAGTGAGGATACTCTAGTGCAAGAAGTTTTGCAGTAGAGTATAAATCATTTCCACTTCTTAAAATAAGAGTAGGGTTAGTAGTCACCCCATCAATCAAACCAGTTTCATTAGCAGCACGAATTTCATTTAGGTCTGCAGTATCAAGAAAAATTTTCATATAGTTGTGAGTGTAAATCATTGGACATGTACCTTACCAATCATTCCCGCTCCTTGATGTGGTCCACAAAAGAAATTATAATCACCAGCATCAGCGAAAAGAATATCTTGTGACTCACCAGGATTGAACATTAATGACTCTCTGGAAAGATCAGCACGACCCTCAACAATAATATTGTGAGGAGGAAGCATACCATTCACAAAGTGGACAGTATCTCCTGCATTGATTGTAACATCAGAAGGATCAAAAATCAAGTTTCCACCCGAACCCATTGTAACATCAATTGCCCATGATGGAGCAGAAAAAAACAGTGTAGCAAGGATAACAAAAAAGAACCTCATATTCCTTTATATGACTACACTATCTATGATAGTATTATGCCATAGTCTATACAGTTTGTTTTGACATCAAAACTTATTGTTTAGATAATTTTTTTCATTTTGATAGGGATGTTTTTTACCAGACCAGATTTTGTATCCTTCAATAACTTCAGGCACCAACCACTGGTCCACACGATAACAAGCATCCCAATTCACAGGATGGATACAGTTCATTATCACAACCTGAAAGAATGCTACAGTATGAATCCAAATAGTAAGCATTAGTCTTTATTCAATGGAGTCCATTCGTAACCATATTCATGATCATTATTTAATTTTTTTACATATTGATCCATCTCATTTGCAATATCATTTAGTGTTGTTAGTACACAATGATAACCACGTTCCCATTCATTTGGTTTAGCAGCAGTTCTGAATGCTGGAAAGTCACGAGCAGTTTCTCTCAGAATAGCAGCAATTAATTCTTGTTTAGTACAATAAGATGAAGTATTGATCTGTTGCGAAATTCTTTCTACACGTTCAAAATCCATGATAATACAATTCATATATTACTAATTATACACAAAAAAAGGGGAGGTTTGTAAACCACCCCTTATGATATATTTACTACATAAGTACCCTCTTACAAATCCTTTTACAGATTGAGGCCTTCTCGTCGCATTCGATCAGACATTCATAGTAATCATTAATTACATCTAAATCTGATTCTAAACTATTGACGGTAGATTCAAAGTGTTTCCACTCGCTAAGCTGACCTCTAGAAAGAATGTTGTGCATAATATCCTCCTAACAATTAATTACATAATATATGAGAACAAATAAAATATATCATCACCTCACTGCGTTCTACTACTATGTATAGTACTTTGTGTTAATTCACTAACATTTGTTAAATTGTTACTTAAAGACAAAAAAAGAGAGGGTTTGTAACCCTCTCTGTTAACTTCCTTCACACGGAAGTTATATAATATCATATAAAAAGAAAGGTGTCAACCTTTTCTTTATAGTAAGTTACTCACTTAGTATAGAGCTTACCACGATAACAGAATGTACCATGGGTCTCTTTTGATTCTACACAACGTGTATCATAATCAACACCACGATATGAGGTGTGAGAGATCTGTGCGTCGTGAAGTGCAGCAGCTTTGTTGATCTGCTTACGAATCAGGTTAAGTGTATTCATTGTGTTACTCCTAAAGTAGTTGGATTTTAATCCGTTCCTTTAGTCGTTTGCGTCCCATGGGTAGCATTCAGGGGTTGATTCCTTCATGACCTCAATCAATTCCACCTTATATTCGGCAGGAATATTCTCATTTGCTTTCATCCGAAACATAATTGAATCGGCTTGTTGACAAGTGAGGGATGTATAGAATAATAGTTCTAGCATGGGATGAACGGCTCCGTTCCGCGACTTACTTGCGTCCTCCTTTCGGGGGATGAACGATGGATCTATTATAGACCCTATACCCTATTTAGTCAAGCACTTCTAAATAAGATGTACGTCTTAAATATTAATCATGCAAAAAGTAGTTAATGCTCTCGCTATTCTGTCGTTTTTAGGAGTAGCAAGTATTATTGGTGGAGGTACTTATGTATACCTCCAGAAAGATGCTATTATCGATGGTGTAAAAGAACAGGTCACTAAGCACGCTACTGAAGCAATTACTGGTGCTCTTCCTGGAATGATGGATTCTGCAATGCCAGAACTTCCTAGTACAACTGGCGGTGCTATTCCTGGACTATGAAATTTGAATTAGATATGGAGGACTACGCTATCATCCTCAATGCGCTACACTACTATAAGAAAGTAGAGAAGCGTGGCAACTTCAAACAGTATAATGAAGATCGTGTCAATCAGTTGAGAGACAAAATGGCATATCAATTAATTCCTTCAAGAGACTGCAATAGATTATAATGCCCGAGATACCCATCATTACAGGCGGGGATATTCGTATTAGTGATATTCAAATTAATACTATCCCCACCTATGACTTTAATAACACTTCAACATCTATACCACTAGCAGCTCCAGTAGTTGTTAACATTGGTGTGCCTGTGGTTAATATACCAGGATGTGTTGAAGCGACTGAAACTAATACTGCTAAAAATAATCAATTAAGAGAGGATGATCCTAATGGTGTGGTTACGCTTTGCGATTCTGGTGTTCCCAATTTTAATCCTATTTCTTATGAACCAAACCAGATGATTATGACTGGTCCACCTCAGGTGGATAACAGAACACCAGATAAACCTACACCACCAACACCAAAAACAGATACACCAAAATCACCACCACCAGCTACTGCTAATGTAGAATGTCCTACTAAGGTACAGCAAGCACAGGAACCTGTAGGAACATTAGTAGAAGGTTTTAGAAAGGAAGTTGTTGGTTATGAACTCATCGATAAGACATGTGTTCAGATAACAGAACCAGTTCCTCTACCTACACAAATTGTTGCTGGTCTACCTAGTGGTGGTCAAGTTATGCAGGTAGGTGGTATTGCTGTCATCGCTACATCATCAGCATTACTAGCAAAACCGCTGGCGGACATACTATTAAAAGCAGTCAAACCAGCGGTTAAGAAAGTTATGAAAAAGATTGCTACCTTACGTGGTAAGAAACCTCCTATTTTGTCGTCAGGGGAGCGCCGAGCAGAGCAGCGTCAGATGAATGAGGCAGTACGGGTATTGCGGTCTGTTTTCCCTCGGAAGAAGAAGAAACTCTAGGAATCTCATGGTAGTGTGGATGCTTATGTCCTGGTGGATTGTTTACTAAGACATCTGCACATACTTTATAGTAAGGGCTCTTAGGATGGAATTGGATTCCTTTTAACTTTAACTCACCACAATTTTTAAGACGAGCTATCTCAAAGTCCAATCTTTTATTAGCAACTAACTGACTAGTCAATTCAATCTGTGTTGATGCTGCTTGCTTACAAAGGTCTTGTAGTTTCTTATCTGTAGGTGTGCTCCATGTCATAGAGAACCCTAGACCTAAACTATAATTATCTTTCTGTCCTGTTCTAGTTCTCTTATGGAAGAGGATGTCGCCAGGATTATCAATGATTCCATCTCCAATTGGATTCCCGTCATCATCGAAGGCACCAAAGTTATCGGTGACATCGTATACTGGGTCATTATAATAATCTTCAAAAGGTTTAGAAGCAGAGACACTTCCTGTTACATACGGAGTGAAATTGCGAGTGGGACCTTGACACTGAATCCCGCCTCCGTATGTGTTTGTAATGTATGGTCCCTGAAGGACTTGAATAGCTTGGTTTGTAACGGAGCCTGAAGAGTTAGCAACAGGATTAGCAGTAGCAGACACACCACCAACAGTTTCAGCATAAGAAGGATTAGCAAATAATAAAGTTACTGCGAGAAAATACTTGTGGTATCTGTGAAACTTTCTACCTCGGTCACTCTTTGAATAAGTGTTTGATTGCTTAAACCAGGGCCTCGATAAGTTTCTGTGAACTGAAACGCTGCTCCTGGTGTCGTCTGTGTGAACGTTGGCTTGCTTGTTGCTCCAGTCCATGATGAAGTCACTCCATTAATAGTTACATTGGTAGCACCTGTTCCTGGTGATAGGTTTCCAGATGCTGTTACACCAGAACCAGTAGCAGAATACTGATACCCAGTGTTATAGTCCATCGAATTGATGGTCTCAGTTATCTTCTGAGTAGTCTCCGTTCGGCTTGTCATTGAGCCCTGAGTGAAGTTTGGCACCACAGGAACAGCTTGAACAGGAACAAGTGTGACACTTACTCCCACCACAGACATCACAATACTTGTGATTGTCTTTCCAAAATGGGTCATCTCTAACACTCCTAGTCAATGACAGTGATCTCGCTTACGAATTGTCCAGTAGCAGTAGTACCAGCACCACCAGCCGTCACGGTTAGAAGACCAGCAGAAGTGACTGTACCTGCTAATGTTCCAGCAGTACCAGCAGTATAAGAAGTTACATTACTGAAGTTAGGAACAGCTCCTACAGTAGGAGCAGCAGTTGGGACTACATCGCCTTGAGTATAAGACTGAGAGAAGGAGAAAGCAGATTCTGCAGTTCCTTGGACTGCTTCAATAGTGCCTGGAGAATAAATTCCATTGGTAATAGTACCAGTAGAAACAGCATCTGCTGTGGTGCCATCAGTAGTACCGATGTTTGTTCCTGAGATACTAAATGAGGAACCAATTCTTGTTGCCTGAGTTCTGGCAGCATCAACTGTAAGTTGAACACTAGAAGAGTGTTTTGATACAAGTCCGCCTGCACTTGCTGCAGAAGCGGTCATCAGTAGCATTCCAAAAGCTAAAAACGCTTTATTCATGTATTTAGTTTATTGTAATATGTACCTATATTTATTTAGACTAAGGTTTTTTTACGGGAACCCGTAAATGTATTGCGGTAAACATTACAATTATATTTTGTAATTATTGTCTAAATAAATTTGATTGCCTTCGGGGATCATACAAAAAAACTCGCTTAATAAGGAGCATAAAATGACGGGACTTACACGTTACACGTCCAGTGACATGGGCAAAATTCTTGATGCTATGGGAAAATATAGTGTCGGACTTGATGATGTTTTCCACAGGTTACATTCATATGGATCGAATCATCCTGGTGGACAATATCCTCCATATAATATTGTAAAAGAATCTAACGTCAAATGGCGTATCGAATTAGCACTAGCCGGATGGTCTAGGAATGACATTGAAGTCACTACAGAAACCAATGTTTTAATCATCAAGTCCAAATCTGCAAAAGAAGATGATGATGTAGAGTACATGCACCGTGGAGTAGCAACTCGCACATTCGCTAGAGGTTTCAACTTATCTGACGATGTTGAAGTTACAGGTGTGAATTTTAAAAATGGTATGTTGATTGTTGATTTGAAAAAAATTATTCCAGACCACCAAAAGTTAAAGACATATGATATTGAATAAATAGTTTTATATCGTCGTCGCAACAAAAGACCCCCCTGGCAAAAACCAGAAGGGGTCTTTTTTTTATATATAGTTTACTTGAAGTTATTGTAATGCCACGTGGAAGTTTGACTAAAGTTGATGTGCTCGCAAGAGTTTACAAATTAAAAGATCACGTTTACAATCGTCATGGAAAATATGGAAAATACAACGAACTCGAACTAGACGCTGCAAATCAAACCTTAAACGATATTTTAGATATGATTGGAGAATATTCCCAATGAACGAAGAGTCTCGTACAATAGAAGATGTAACTGATTCTGCTAAAGATTGGGAAGATTTTTGGTACAATGAGGATGCATGAAATAAAACCTAGTCACTATGTTACTGAAGAAAAATGTCAGGAGATGATTGATGATGCCATACGAAAACATAATCGTAATGCTGGAATTATCAGTATGTGTGTTGGTTGGGTTGTTCTCGCACTTTTTGCTGAGGGTTTACTTCGACTTATTGGAGTCATAGATCCAATTTTTCCATGGTTAAATATTAGATTATAATTAAATAAATAGAAGAGCCTGACTCTTTACTCATGGACTCAAATACCCAGAAGAAAGAGGAAGCCAAAAAGGAAAACAAATTTGAGTGGGCGGATGAGGGTGTATCAACTCTCGTCCGAGTTATTATTCTTGGTTGGTCAGCAGCAATTCTGACTCTTAATTATGTAACTGTTCCTGGCGTTCCTCAAAAAAATATCGATCCCACATTTATTGCCAGTGTTTTTACTGGAACTTTAGCTACGTTTGGTGTGATGCCTTCTAAGAAGAAGGATGATTCAAAGCAAGCACCTACACTGGAGAAGAAAGATGCAAAGTAATTCACCAGTAAAGGTGGTTGCTATTGCTGTAGGATCTATATTTGCTATAGCACATATAGGTCTGCTTGGATATGTTTTCAAACAGGAACCTGAACCTGTAGTTCAACCTCCTACATTCAATCTTCCTCGTGGTCCTTATTCTTCTTATAGAATTAAGGCAGGTAAGGATGGTTATGAAATTGAATTCCGTGCTGATGATCCTAAGGTTTTAGAATCACAAAGATCATTATCTTCTGATGTTACCAAGAAAGGATTCTTTGGTGGCGGCACAGAGAGTCGCCGTGAATGGCGCACAGATCAGTTCACCCGTGAAGGCACTCGCAACCTAGGGGGTGCAACAGATGATGAGGGAAAGTTAACTGCAAAAGAAGCAGAGTGTCTCGTGGCGGACGCTGGAGCACGGTCACAAGGTGCAATGGCAGGTAGTGCTATCGCTGCTGGTGTTGCTGTTCCTGCTGTAATGGGTATCCCATACGTTGGATGGCTAGCAGGTGGTTGGGCATTGCTTCTAGGTCAGAAGGCAGGATCTTCACTTGGTTCTCAAGTTGGATCAGTGTTTAACGACTGTTAATTAGTTTTCTTTTTACCAATATTATACTTACTCTCAAGAGTCCAGTCTCCTTTGTCTTTATAAGACAATACCTTTATTTGACTTAAAGGTGCAGAGTCCTGGACTCTTTCAGCGTCTACAATATTTACGAGACCCCAATCCTGTAGGAGTTGAGTGACTCTGTTTCTACGTTGAACATCATTTTCAAAGAGATTCGATCTTTTGCCATCCAAAGCAAAAAGTTCTTTGAAATGAACAATATAATATTTACCCTGTTTATGTAAAATGTGACAGGATTGAAATATTTTTTTCTCTTTACGAGATGCAACTCCAATACGTGTTAGAGTCTCGCGGACTTTTAAGAAATCATCTGGTTCATTCAGAGTAACTTCAACCATTTGGTCTGGTGACCATTTAACCTCTATCTCAGCACTCATCTTTTGCCTCCATGATCCAGTTTTTTAGCGATGTATTCAAGTTGATCATCGGTCAAAATCTTAAGAGCCATTCGTGCCTTTTCGTCACTATACCCATAATATTCCTTGACCAATTCAAGTGAATTGATTGTATCTTTTCGCAACCAAGGCGCATAGCGTTTTTTTGGTCTCACAATATTTATAAAAAAGTCATATTGTAACTTAGGATCAAGATGATTATTAATATTCATCTCATTAGCCAAAAGAATACTATCCAAATGTCCAGACATACATCTGTTTATAATATATGCAGGATATTTTAAATCTGGATCCTCATCAATAAGATTTTTCTTTGTTGTATTGATACTGTTCAACCAGTCTTTTAGTTCTACTTTCATTAGTCGATCCAGCAATATTCGGGGTTGGGTGATAGTGTATCATAAATGTTTGGATGATTCAATAGGGCACGTCTATAAGGACCATACTTAATTCCACGTCCCCATCCTAGGTGTTCACCAAACAATTCTTTTTTTGTCATGAAACCATTTTCCCGAATTAAATTTATAAGTTTTTCAGTAACTTCAGTTTCAGTGCTTTTTAATCTACACATCATATAGTCTATGTGTTCACTCATTGTCACAATCTCATCTTCATAGATTAGATTATCTTCGAGATAACTCATAGACTCAACAGACTTAGATGCACGATAAGTGGCATCATCAAGATACTTATGCATCAAAGTAATTGCTTCACCATTGTTAGAAAAGAAATCAGCAGTAGGATTTAGTTCATGATAGTAATCAGCATCATACATGATGAATGGACAACCATTCATTAAACCATCTGTAGTAGAAACACTCCATCCGCCATATAATTGTTTGGGAGAAAATCCAACACAACACTCAGATAGTTTTTTGTAATATCCTTTCTTATCAAATTTTTCAGTAGATATCCAACTCTCGGAAGATTTTTCAAGTAAAGGAACCCAGACATTAAAATCTTGACGTTGTTTCCTAAGTTCTTTCATGATACACATGAAATTTTTGTAGTCTTTATATGTCTCTGGACGATGATTGAATACAATTGTCTTACGATATGGCACCACAGATCGATTAATATCTTTCCTACGAACGCCTAGATGTTGTACAGTAAGAATTTCATCCAGTGTTTCAATTGTATTTCTGTTTAGTACTTTTGTGGCTTGATTTAAAACCAAATCTTTCTGAGACTGTGTGTTAATATAACATCTATCCATCTCAAGAATACCGAGCAAGTTTTGATTGAAACTTGGATGACTCCAAGCAACAACTTCATCCAAGTCAAACCAATGAGAATACCCAAAGTATGCAGGACTATGATGAGTTACATTGCTAATTACATTTTTTACATCATGTGTATGTTCGGGAAGATGTGAGAATACAAGATCAATATCGATATCATGACCAACAATTTTTTTAAACTCAAACACATCAAAGTGTGAACGCATCGTAGGAGGATACGTTGGTACTCTTAGGAAGTACTGCTTTGTATTAGGAAAATCAAGACACTCCAAATACTCAGGTAGGACTAGGTAAAAGAACAAGTCATCTCTGATATTATTAAGTTCGGCAATCATATTAGTGATTACCTGAATATAACTATCTTTTGTCAGATCCTTTGTAAATGTAATATTGGGATAGACAAGTATACGGATAGTTTTTTTACGATTTACGCCATCGGATAAAAAAGAAGTTAGATTCATCTGATAATATCAATAGTGTTCATAGTATTAGAATTCCAAACTTCAAGATCTGTTCTCAGATAATTTTCGTTTACAAGTTTTTGGTAACGATTGGAAGCTTTTCGTTTCCACCATTGTACCATATTTTCCAAATAAAATTTGTCAAAATTTTGTTTATTAGGAATTAGTGTTTCAGTTTTACCAAGAATGACATCTCTAGAATTTTCATATCCATAGTCAGACATATAGAAACGCTTCTGTGTTGTCACATCTTGTTTTGATTTGATGAAAGCAACAAACTCTGTATATGTATCTGGGTTATGTTGTTTAAGAGAATTTTTGATGATAGAAATCATCTTAGTCTGAATCTTAAGTTTACGACTTGAAGCACCTTTGTGAATCAAAGGACCGCCGTTTCTCTCAATAAACCACTTACTCAAATCATGATAAATGAAGTCTGGAAGAGTCAACAGAAATTTAGATTCTGTATCTCCACGATAACGAAGGTATGGTTTTAGTCCATCGTATTGACTTGTTCCTTTGATATTACCATACAGCGATGTTGTTTCAAACAAACACATTTCTGTGTCGTACTTCTTATTTAGCATTTCACGAACTTCATGACTACAACAAATCATAGACAGAAGTTTACCACCAAGATAATTAAACCCAAACGGTTGAGTGGGAACGATAATAAATCCCATGATAGCACGCTTGTTAAAAATGGTAAGGTCTGGCACCCCTCCCAACCACTGGTTACGAGGTTTAGAGTTGATGATAGGTGAACCCAGTTTGATGAACCCCACAGCGGTGCCTGTGGTAGTCTCCTGGATCATTAGTTTCATCTCTTTACCTGGTGCTTCCTCGTAGGTAAATGATGCAGTCATTTCCAGAAGAGTATTAAACGTGCTGTGATCTGGTTGAACAATACGAAAATTCATGTCTTCAGGATGCATAGAAAAATCCTGGAACAGATCATCTTCATGAGACATACCAAAAAGAGGAGTAGGAATCTTATCAATTCTTTCCATCTTCTTCATACGAAAGAAGTCATCGATACGGTTAATAGAACCGTAAGCTTCCTTGATCTTATCGTATGCGTATATGGTATCTTCTGGATTAAGAATCATTTAAATTTACAATCACACATCAATTCTGTAAAACATGCAAGAGTATTAATCTCTTGATCTGCAGCAAATGCAGCCTGATACTGATATTTAGCAAGAATCAAAACAGCCTGTGGAACAGACATAGGTTCAAGTGCATTATAAAGTGCGTCATAAACTTTACGGATTACAACAGTCACATCATTGTCTAAGTTATCAACAACCCATTTACGAACACCAGCAAAATTTTTAGTTTTCAAAGAATCAATAAGACCAGTTAGATTGACTTCAGACATTGAAGTCAGAATACCAGTATCAATATTTCCACATGCAGAATATCTCTGCAATTCATTTAACGTTCTTCTGAAATCTGGGAAATAGTTTTGGACAACTTCTGCAACAACCTTGGGATCAAACTCAACTTCTTCTTCACGAAGGATTTTCGTGACTCTCGTAAAGAATTTTGATGCAACAGTAGCTCTTTCTCTTCCTTTGAAAGAAAAGTCAAAGACGGCGCATCTTGAATGGAGTGGTTCAATGATTTTGTTTTTGTAGTTGCAGGTGAAGATGAATCGACAGTTGCTATGAAACGCCTCAATATTCGCCCGAAGTAAGAGTTGTACATCGTTGGTTGTGTTATCAGCTTCGTCAATAATGATGACTTTTGGTTTACCATGTCCTTGAAGTGATACGGTCGAAGCAAAGTTCTTTGCCTGGTTTCGCACTGTGTCAAGAAATCTTCCTTCATCGGATCCATTAATTACATAAGAGTCTACCCCAAGTTCAGTACAAAGTGCTTTCGCAATTGTAGTTTTTCCAATACCTGCAGGACCACAAAGAAGAAGATTGGGGATCTCTCCTTTTTCAATAAATTCCTGAAAGGTTTTTTTTACATCATCAGAAAGAATACAGTCCTCAACTTTTTGAGGACGATATTGTTCAACCCAAAGGAAATTTTTACGATTCATAAGTGGAGTCAGGTTCAAGTGCAATCCAGTAGCAAAGGTCAAGTCGAGTGTGATTAAACACAGAAAGATTTGGACTTGAGATAGTTACATTGTACACACCTGGCAAAATTTTGAGATTTTCAACTTTAAAATTGAAACAAAATGTAGAACTGGTTTCACCAACATCTACATTATAAACGTTAGAACCGTTGTTACATTTATCACGAACAACCAGATTCATTTTACGACCATCACCAATTAAAGAAAGATCTGGCAATTGGTAGACAGATGATGCTTTAAGAAGAGAATTTAGATCTTCATCAGACAATTGAAAAGTAACATCTTCAGATGGAAGATCAATATCTTTTTCTGGTGGAGCAGTAATTACACTTGCATCAGAATAGAAGTACATCGATTCACATCGACCACTTTTGATTTTGATATGAGTTTCATCAAATGCAAACTCAGGATCCTTGAATAGCGAAAGACCACCAAGAAACTCATTCAAATCATATAAAGCAAAGTCTTTTTGAAAGACTTCAGTGGATGTAAACTTCGCGTAAATATTTTTCATGGGAGAAATAGTACGAAGAATACTACCAGTTTTTACCACCAACGATGGACTAATACTGGAAAAATTTTTCAAAACATTTAGAGTTTCCGTGGAAATATTCATTGAGGATAGGGTTCAGTAGTTTTAGATTTATCAGAGAAGTGAAGAAGGAGCAAGCCGTAGTGAAGGATCTTAATAATATCACGTCTAGCAGTGCCTTTCTTATCATACCGCGAAGCATACTTTAGAATGTTGCTGCGGCAAAATGACTCAGCGTCTCCACATGATTCAATCAGATCCAACGTTTGAATGTTGGCATTTCCAGAAGAATAATGTTGGTTGTATGTTGAAGCAATGTAGTCTTGCAGTTCGTTGAGAAGTTTTTCCTCGTCGTATTTGAATTTAGATGACATAACCGTATTGTTCACGGAGAATTTTTTTATATGGTAACCCCCTTTTCATGAGGTCGTTTGCAATTTTAAGTTTTTGATATAGGGCAGGATTACCACCCAATCGGAGAGCACTTAAAACACTCTCCACTTCCGTTTCCGTTAGAGATAACTCCATATATTATATCAAGAGTAAGTGAATACGTCAATAGTCTGACTTTGTTGATCCGTATCATCCATAGGTGTCATGATTTTATCATAAAGATCAAGGAATGACTGTTTGGTTTCTTCATCAAAACGATTAAGACAAACAGTAATAGACTTCATCTCGTTTCCAAAAATTGAAAAAGCACGAATGATATGAGTAAGGCGACGAGTAGAGATTACTTCATCAACACCACCTTCAGCAAAAGTTTTACGAATGATATCAGCCCATCTAGTCAAATTACTTACAAATTCTGGACAGT